ACGTGTAGTCGACGGAGTCGACGAGGAGGATGCCGTTCACCCAGACCATGGCGAACTGGAAGCCGCCGCCGACGGTGATCTCGCCGGTGGGGGCAGGACCGAAGGTGCCGCTCTCGAAGCGCAGACCGCCGATCGAGGCGGTGACGGCAGGCGCCCAGGAGGTTCCATCCCAGACGCGGACGAAGCTGGTGGTGTCGTCGTAGCGGAAATGGCCAGTGAGGGGGGAGGAAGGGAGTGGGTCGGAGGGGAGAGAGATGACGTCCGCGACCGCGTCGCGTAGAGACTGGGTGGTGTTGCGCGCGTCTTCGGCGTCGCCCTTGGCAGAGATGGAGGAGTCGCGGGCACTTTCGGCGAGAGACTGGGCGTTCTGGGCGGCGTCGCGAGCGTCTTCGGCGAGAGACTGGGCGGACTCGGCGTCGGACTGAGCCTGGAGGGCGGCGTCGCGCGCGTTCTCGACGGCGGAAACGAAGGAAGTGAAGTCGGTGAAGGAGAGGTCGACCCAGGAGGCGTTGGGGTCGACGAAGTCGCCAACGCGGAACTGGATAATGCCGGGGCGCTCGGGGTCCTCGCGGAATTCGAAGATGTCGGAGCGGAAGGCACCGGAGCCGTCGAAGAGGTCGGCGACCATGTCGGGGAGGGTGCGCGAGCCGCGCTCGACGGCTTCGAGGTAGTCGTCGAGGATGTGGGAGCCAGTCTTGGTGGACTCGAAGCGGAGCTGTTCGCCGCGAGGACGGGTGATGGTCACTGGGCAGACTCCTCACGCATGATGCGCGCGACCTGGGCGCGGGTGATGGACAGGGTGGCGGCCTCGACCTGGATCGGAAGTTCGGCGCGCAGCGCCGAGAGGGCGGAGTAGAGTTCGCCGATCGACTCGGCGTTGCCGGTGACGGAGCCGGAGAGGTTTTCGATGGCGGCCGAGAGGTCGGAGACGGCGCGCGTCAGCGCGCCGACATGAACGGCGATGCGCTTGTCGATGAAGTCGGAGATGAGTTTCTGGTCGGCGTCGGTGAGCTGGGTCATGGCGGGGGACCGGGATTAGCCTGCGGTGAGGGGGACGAGGTTGCCGCGCTCGACTTCGCGCTGGATGTTGTCGTTGGACTGGACGGACGCGCCGCGCATCTTCTCCATGATGGCCAGTTGCTGGGAGGGCGAGAGGCCGTTCTCCTGGCGCTCTTCGTTGGAGATGCGGAAGCGGTCGAGGTCGGTGACACCCATCGAGCGGATCGCTTCTTCGGCGATGCGGCCGACGTTGTACTCCATGATGAGGCCCGTCTGGTGGAGGACCTGGAGCATGTCGATCCAGGTTTGGGCGTTGCGCGTGGGTTCGACCGGGAGAGTGCCGTCGATGACGAGGTAGTCGATGTCGCCCTGGAGGTCCTTGACCACGTCGAAGTCGAGGTAGCCGTCGTTGACCATGCCGGCCAGTTGGGTGGGCATGGAGTCCTGGTCGATGCGGATGGAGCCTTGGTAGGCAAGCGCGTCCTGGATGTTCTGGACCATCATGCGGACGGCAGGGCGGATGGTCGTGGCGGACGTGATGCGCGAGAGGACGCCGAGGCGCTGGGAGCCAAGCTGGGTGAGGCGGGCGATCTCGGTGGCCGTGCGAACGTCGGAGGTGGGCATGCCCTGCTGGGCGTCGGAGGCGGCAGAGGCGCGCTGCTTGAGGTCGGAGAGGGCCTGGATGTCACCCCAGTGGCCACGGGTGATGTCGGGGACGTTGGCGATGAAGACGCCATCGCCGGGCTTTGCGCCGGGGAGGGTGCGGACGATGCCGTAGGGATTGCGGTCGATCAGGTCAGGGATGTTGACCATGGTCGGGTCGGCGAAGATGAGGTTGGTCAGGGCCGCGCGGACGTTGTCGATGCGCGAGCGCAGCAACCAGGTGGCAACGTCGTGCAGGGGAAGGAGGAGGTCGTAGAGGGATTGGCCGAAGGTCTTGTGAACGTCCTGGTAGAGGGAGCCGATCACCAGGGGGAACTGGCGGCCGTAAGGGTTGAGCTGGAAGCGGATGACCACGGACTCGTCGATGACGGTGCAGACGACGTACATGGACTGGATGGCGGGCATGCCGATCTGCCAGCCCTGGAGGACCATCCAGACTTCGTCGACGATGCGGTTGGTGCCGACTGAGAAGAAGCGGGAGGTGTCGCCGGTTTGGGCGGGGGCAAGGGGGTTGATGGTGAGGCCGTTCTTGAGGGCGTCGGAGCGGAAGTGGTGGGCGGACCACGAGCCGGAGTTGGCCGGGGTGAAGGCGTTGCGGAGCGCGGGGTATTTGGCGAGCTTGGGGTAGTTGCCCGAGCGGACGAGGGCTTCGTAGGAGACGTAGTCGGAGAAGCCGACGAAGGACATGTCGTCCCAGTCGCCCCAGTTGACGCGGGGGTCGGGGAAGAAGCGGCGCGGGTTGAAGTTGATGAGGTTGTTCTGGTTGCGCGAGGAGTCCCAGATGATCTTGGTGGGAGCGCAGCCATAGCGGATGCCGTCCAGCATGAGCTGGGCCAGGCGGGCTTCGCCGGCCGTGCGACGCATCTGCTGGTGGAGGATGCGCTCGATCAGGAGGGAGGGAGTGCGGGATTGGCGGTTGAGGCCCTCAAGCTGGAACATGGGGTTCCGGCCCGTCAGGGCCGCCATCATGTAGGTGAGGACGGTGTCGGCGATGGCGCGGGTGTCGGGGATGACGGCCTTCGTGGAGAAGTCGGTGGCGTCGGGGTCGACGTAGACGTCGTGGGCGCGGTCGGCCTCGTCCCAGGCTGAGTAGCGTTTTTTGATCTGGTTGTAGGACATCTCCAGTTGGGCGCGGCAGTAGTCGACCAGCTTGCGCTCCTGCTCGTCGGTCAGGAGGTCGGAGATGTCCTCGTAGGACTGGAGGGCGTCGAAGTGCTCAGAAAGGTCGACGACCATCTCCGAAGGAGATGGCGTGGCCTGGGCAGACTGTTTGTAGGCGGGGATGGCCATGGGCGCTTTCGACTGCGTGGGTGGTCAGTCGAGGTTGTAGGAGGAGCGGGGTTGAGGGGTCGTCCCTGATGGAGGAGGAGAGAGGGGGGGGGAGGAGGAGGGGACGGGGAGGGGAGGGAAGGGAAAGGAGAGAGGGGTGAGCGGCTTCGCCGCTCACCAGCCAGGGGGGCGCGGGGCGGTGCCCTTGGCCAGGAGGGAGTTGAGGGAGGAGCCGTCGGGCGTGAGGGGCGAGGAGTGGAGGGAGCGGGTGAGGTCGAAGACCTGCTCGATGTGGTTGGAGGAGATGCCCATGCGGGAGAGGACGTCGAGGGCGATGGCCAGCGCGTCCACGATGTCGTCGTTGGACGCGGCAGGGAACTGAGAGGTTTCGCGGAGGAAGTCGTCCAGCCAATGAGGAGGGGGGCGCAGCCCTGGTTCAGGGTCGGGGATGTGAACGCGGCCGCCCTCGATCAGAGGGAGGATGAGGTGGACGCGCGTCTGCTTGTCCGCGTTGCCGTGGTTGTAGGGGAGGACGGCCATGCCGGAGGCGTGGCGGAGTTCCTGGATGAGGGATTGGCCAGAGGCGCGGTCTTCGATGTAGGTGCCGCGAAGGCCACGGCCGCGCCAGACCGAGTTGAGGGTGATGAGGCGGGACTTGGCCTCCGGGAAGGACCAGCGGCCACGCTGGACGTCGAGGATGTGGATGTCGCCCTGGGGCGTGAGGCCGGCGACGAGGAAGACGGAGTAGTCGTTGTTGGAGGCTTTCTTGAAGGCGGTGTCGGCGGCGATGATGACCGAGAGGTAGTGGTCGGCGGGTTCGTCGTAGGTGCGGAACCAGTCGGACTTGATGAGGTTGCCGCCACGGATGATCGGGCGCTGCTGGTAGAGGGCCTCGAAGTCGCGCTCGTTGATGGCGCGCTGGCGCAGGAGTTCGGCCACGGAGAAGCGCTCGGGCCAGAGGGAGCGGAGCTGGGGCGGAGAGGTGTTGGGGGTTTCGGTGAGGGCCGGGAAGTTGATGTGGTGCCAGAGGCCCTGCTTCCACTCGTCGGTCTGCATGATGCGGCCCGCCAGGTCGTCTGGGTGCCAGCGGGTGAGGATGACGAGCTGGATCGCTTCTTCGCCGCCGACTTCGGGTTCGCGGCGGTTGGAAAGGGAGCCGGAGTAGAAGTCCCAGACCTTGTCGCGGAGGACTGGGGACTCGGCCTCGACGCGGGATTTGATGGGGTCGTCGATAAGGAGAAGGTTGGCCGGTCGGCCAGTGGTGGTGCCCGAGATGCCGATGCCGAAGTATGCGCCGTTGACCGTGGTGCGGAACTCGTCAGCGCCCGTCTTGTCGCGCGAGATGATGGAGTTGGGGAAGATTTGGGAGAAGAGAGGGGTGCGCATGATGTTGCGCACCTGGCGGCCAAAGCCGGAGGCGATCTTGGCGTTGTAGGAGGTGGACATGACGTAGCGGCGCGGGTCACGGCCAAGGAAGTAGGCGGGGAAGTTGATGGTCGCCCAGGTGGATTTGGCGTGGCGGGGCGGCATCGTGATGAGGAGGTTGCGGATGGGCGCGCCGCCGCCAATGACGAGCTGGCGCTTTTCGAGGAGATCGAGGGCGTTGATGAGGTCGACCTGGAAGTCCGGCAGCGTGAAGTCCGGGTACATCAGGCGGATGTAGTCGAGGTAGGAGGAGGACGCCTTCTTGAGGGAGAGGAGGCGTTGGGCGGCGAGGACGTGGGCGGGGAGCGGGGGAGCACTGGCCATGGTGCTCCCTGTGTAGGGCGGGCGGAGGAGGAGGTCGTCCTCAGTCGGTGGGCATGGTCTGGGGGAGGTTGGAGTTGGGGTAGAAGGTTTCGACGAGGGTGCCGGAGGCGTTGAAGATTTCGACGGTGCCGCTGTCGATGGTGCAGTTGTGGCCGTCGGCGCGGACAAGGTCGACGCGGAGCGGGAAGCCAGGGGCGGAGACGGGAGAGGTGGAGGTGAGGCGCTCGGGGTAGCGGGCGCGGACCTGGGTGACAGGGATGAGGCCGATCTCTTCGCGGGAGGGATGGGTGAGGCGCGCGGTGAACATGAGGCGTCAGTCCTTGGGCTTGAGGATGGTGGGGGGCGTGGAGAGGCCGAGCTTGCGGCGCTCGCGGCGCGCGAAGTCGATGAGGGCGGCCGCGTCGCGGTCGTGGATCGTGGCGGCCTGGATGCGCATGAGGTGGTCCATGATGGCCGCCTTGCGGCGCTCAGGGGGGACAAGGCGCAGGTCGAGCTGGGCCATGGCCTTGGCGAATTGAGTGGGGGTGAGGGAGGAGGGGAGGCGCTGGGCCTCGCGGTTGATGACGGTCATGACGGTTACTCGGGGTCGATGTCGGTGATGTCGGAGGCGGCAGCGGCAGCGGCGGCCAGGCGGGCGGCCTTCTCGGCCTTGCGGCGCTCGTTGAGGGCGCGGAGGTTCTTGTGGCCCTTGTTGGGCGTGGGGGCCACGGGGTTGATCTCGTATTCGAAGGTGGCCTTCTCAGGGAGGATGGGGGACTTGGGGGCGCGCTTGGCCAGTTCGGTGGCGATGTAGGCTTCGAGTTCGGCCGAGGTCATGGTCGAAGGGTCGACGGGCGGAGAGTCGAGGTTCTTGGTGAGGGCCAGCGACATGGAGGCGGTCATGTCCGGGACCAGCTTGTTGAGGAGGCCAAGGAAGAGGCGGACCTGGTTGTTGTCCCAGGGCTTCTTGGAGGTGCCGGCCAGGTTGGCCGAGGCGCGCGGGAGATGGCGGGCGATGAGATTGCCAATGCGGAGGCGGAGCTGGTCCTGCTGTTCGGTGGTGAGGGCGACCCGCTCGTCGAAGTATTGGTTGAGGGTCTGGGTGGCCGGGGTGGTCATAAGGAGAGGCTCCAGGTTCGTGAGGACGTGATCGACGATTTCGGAGGGGTGACGGTTGAGCGTGTCGTGGGTGTAGCACCAGAGGCGAAGCTCGGTCGTCACGGTGTCGAGGTGGGTCCAGTCGGGGAAGACGGTGTAGGTGGCAGCCAGGCGCGCGGCGACGCGGCAGCGCGAGCTACAGAAGCGGGGAGGCTGCGCGGGGTATTGGCGAGAGTCATAGTTCATGACCCGACGGCAGCCCCAGCATGAGGTGAAGAGGCGGCGAGGGCGGGAGGACTGATTGCCATACATGACGCCATGGGTGCGTCGGCTCGGCTCGAAGCCACGGCGGCCACGCTCGTGGCGGGCGTCCCATTCGTGGAAAAAGAGAGGGGGGACCCCCTTCGGGAAGAAGCGCGGGAAGTTGCGGACGATGGTGTCCACCATGTCGTAGCGTTCGAGGCGGGTGCGGGGCCGACGGTAACGAGCGCGCATTTCAGGCTCCGACTGACGGCTTTGCGAGAGCGAGTAGGGACTGGCGACTACCTGGCGACGGGACTCCAACGGCGGGTCGCGCACCCCCGCCCCCCGCGATCAGCCACAGAAAAACCCCCGGTGGGGGGTCTATTCCTGCCACAATCATTGCTAAGTGATTGATTTCATTGAGGTTGCACTCCCTTAGAATGGGAATGTCGAGTGGTGATGTGGTATCAGATTACCACCGTTGCTGAGTCGGAGCAAGAATAAATTCCTCTCACGCGCGCGAGGAGTCTTTGGGCTGCCGGGATCGGAAAATCGGTCTCGGGCAAGTCGCGACTTCGCGTCGCTCACACTCACACGAAAGGTCACACGCATGTCCAAGATCACCCTCACCACCCGCAAGCCCCTCGTCCGCGCGCTCGGTCTCGGCGGGCGCGTCAAGCGCGAGATGGCGCAGCCGCTGTACGTCCTCAACGGCAAGCTCGTCGCGCACATGAAACGCAAGCTGCGCGAAGTCACGCTCGTGGACGCCACGACCGTGAGCGTGGACCTCACCGCGCCTGCGGTCGCGGAGCTGCCCGCGCAGTTCGGGCGCTTGCAGGTCGCCGAGGCCATCGCCTCGCTCGGCGGCAAGCCGTTCGCGCTGGCCACGCCTGCGAAGGCGGCCGCGAAGCAGCCGAAGGCTGCCAAGGCCACGAAGGCGAAGGCGAAGGCCAAGGCCGCTGACGTGGGCACGGACCTGCGCGCGGTGATCGCCGCGATCATGGGTTCGGACGCCTCCGACGCGGACAAGAACTCCGCCATCGCGGCCCTGCTCGCGTAATCGCAGGCACACACGCACCTCCAAGAGGCCCGGCATTGCCGGGCCTTTTTGCGTTCGCACACACGAAAGGACACGGCCATGAGCCTGAAACTCGAACTCCACGCCTTCGCGCAGCGCAACCTGCGCTTCCATCCCGCCTACGAAACGGCCCGCGACAAGCAGCGCAAGCGTCGCGAGCGCGACGAGATCGTCGCCGACAACGCACGTCTGCGCGAGCTGAACCAGCGCCTGCGCAACGCTCGCATCCTGCCCGCCATCGCGTGAGGAGGCTCTCGGTCAGGAGCCGCATGTGCGGCTCCATTCCGAGCGCCTCGCAACGCTCGCACAACGAAAGGACACGACATGCAACCGTACAAGCGACCGCCGAAGGGTGCCTACACCTTCCTGACCAGCCTCGACCTCGTGGACGAGCGCGTCCGCAACGCACCGCCTCGCCTCAAGCGCGAGGTTCGCGTCGAGCGGCTGGCCAATGGCAAGCGCCAGTATCTCGGCACCGTAACCGTGCTTCGGAGGCGTGATGACTAGGAAACTCATCGCCGCCGCGCTGATCGCGATCGAATGGTGGTTCGTGGTCATGGCGCTCGGCTTCGTCGCCTTCGTCGCCATCGACATCATCCCGCGCTGACGCGCTTCGCCAAGGAGTCTTGGCTTTGGCTGGCCCCGGTCGGGGCCGGCCTTTTGTGCTCGCAACACATCACGAAAGGACACGACCATGACCACGAAAGCGCAACTGATCGTCCGCGAGAAGCATCTGGAAGACATTCGCGATCACCTGCGCGACGAGCGCAACTTTGCGCTCAGCACGAAGGATTGGCCACGCAAGGCCGAGGCCGAGCGCAGCCTCAAGCTCGTGAACGAGCGGCTGCTCAACGTCTCGCTCAAGCTGGCGGTGGCTGCCTAGCTGTTGACTCTCCGCCGCATAGGTGTCACGTATAGTGACACCTATGCACACCTTCACCACACCGGAGACGCAACGATGACCCTCTCCAAGCGTGTCGCCGAGCGCATCCTCGACGACTACCAGCAGCGCCAGCGCGACAACGCGCAACGCGCGTTCGCGTTCGGCAAGTCGGCCCCTGCGGAGCCGTTCTACCTCAACGCCTACGCAACGAAGGCGGGCCTCACCTACACCAGCGCGCTTCGCCATTCGTCCAGCGTCGAGGCCGACAACCTCGCCCGCGCGATGGTCGGCTACGGCGACCGCACCTACGCCTACCGCATCCGCGTCACCCCGAAGGAGACCCACGCATGACCTTCATCGGAAAACTCCGCGAGGCAGCTCACAAGGCGCGAGAGACCCACCCCGCGAAACTGTGGCCAACGCGGTCGATCTGGCACGACCGCAGCGACCAGCCCGAGCACATCCAACTGATCGACCTGCTCATGGACATCAGAAACCTGCTGTTCCTGATCGTCCTGCTGATCCTCTTCCTCTGACGCACAGGAGACCCACGCATGACCAACTACGTCGGCATCCCAGCCAAGGGGATGGCGGAGAGGAAGGAGCCGACCGACTTCGTCCTCTCGTTCGAGGGGCCACGCGGCGGCGTTCGTAACGAGACAATCTCATCCGATGCCGCTGCCAAGCTGGCCTACGACATTCTCACCACCATCGCGAAGGAGAACACATGACCGACCCCACAAACCCCTTCCAAGACCGCAGCGAGGTAATGCGTTCGCTGGAGGAACACCACAAGCAGGCGCTCGGCAGCGATGCAGCCTATGGCGACGACCCTGCGACCACGCTGGCCAAGGACTTGATCCGGCACGGACAGGAGTACCTGCGCAGCATCGGACAGAGCCACCCATCGGATGACGACCTCGCGCAGGTTCTGACAGCTCTCGCGGACCTGCTCAACGGCTACCCGGAACGCGAGCTCGCCGATGGCTGGCGTGAAGCCGCCGCTCGCATCTCCGACTACCTCGGAAACGAGGACTCGTGGGGCGTCTTCAAGGACTGACCAACACCACGGCGAGAGCCGCCGGCCTTCGGGCCGGTGCGCTCTGTCCGGGCTGCTGGCCCGCATCGCAACGCAACGCAACGAAAGGAACCACCATGGACCTGAGCACCTCGCTCCGCCGTCTCGATCGCGAGCTGGAGGAGGAACTCGCCGCCATGCCCACCGAGGACGCGCGCCCCGACCCGAAGGTCACGCGCGACAAGATGGTCAAGGGGCTGAGCGGCACCCTCATCCGCTACGAGCGGATGAAGGAGGAAGTCACCAACCAGCGCAAGCTGGCCAAGGAGGAGTACGAGGCGAAGCTGCGCGAACTCAACTCCCGATACACGGCCTGCCTCGCCGACCTCGACGAGCGCCTCGCCAACGCCGACGCCATCATCGCCATGTGCAGGGCGGGCGTCGCCGCCGACCCGGTCATCTGACCGGGTCTCCCTTCTCGCAACAACGCAACGAAAGGACACCGCTATGAAAGTCACCGTTTGGGTTCTCCGCTCCTCGGGCGACGGCTTCGACGACGCACAGGTATTCTCCTCCTTCGAGAAGGCCACCGACGAGGCCATCGAAATGACGAAGGCCGAGTGGGAGAAGCACTACTCCGACCCCATGCCCGACGACTGGGAGGATGCGCAGCAGCAGACGATCGACGACGGCGAGAGCGATCTGTTCTGCGAGATCACCCACCACGAACTCGATCTGGTCGAGCTGATCGAGGCGAACAAGCAGTGGGACCGCGCCCGCAAGGTCGCCGAAGCCAACGAGGCGGCCGCGTAAGCGGCCCCTTCCTCACCCCATCAATCGCAAGCACAAGGAAACGACATGACGCAGTTCATCCAGAGCGGCACCAACTACAGCACCATCCACTCGTCGGCGATCCACCCGCACCTGCCGGCCAAGGTGTTCGTCGTCAACGTGGACCCGATGCGGGGCTACTACCTGTCGATGGTCCCCGACCTCAAGACGGAGCCGAAGCTGTACGGCGGCATCGAAAAGCGCGTCGAGCGGGTGATGACCACCTTCCAGTCGAGGCCCATCAACACCGGCGTCATGCTGTCGGGCGAGAAAGGCTCCGGCAAGACCCTGTTGGCCAAGTGTCTGTCGCGAGCCTGCCAGGCTCTCGACATGCCGGTCATCATGGTCACGCAGACCATGGCCGGCGAAGGCTTCAACGACCTGATGCGCTCGATCGAGCAGCCGCACATGCTGTTCATCGACGAGTTCGAGAAGATCTACAACGAGCCGGAGCACCAGTCGCAGCTCCTGTCCCTGCTCGACGGGACGTTCGGCTCGAAGCGTCTCACGGTCATCACCCTCAACGAGCAGCAGCGCATGAACCAGTACCTGATGAACAGGCCGGGCCGCTTCTTCTACCACTTCAAATACGATGGCCTCGACAAGCAGTTCATCCACGACTACGCCGCCGACAACCTCATCGACAAGGCCCGCGCAGACGAAGCCGTCCGCGTCTCGTCGCTGTTCGACAAGTTCAACTTCGACATCCTCAAGGCCCTGATCGAGGAGATGAACCGCTACGGAGAGTCGGCCAAGGATGCGGCCGAGTTCCTCAATGCGGTGCCCGGCGGATACGCCTCGAAGTTCAAGGTCGAGGACTTCCAACTGACGCCCGAGGGCAAGCGCAAGTTCAGGAGCGGCAAGCTCGCAGGCGGAGAGGTCCAATGCGACCCGATGCGCACCTTCGCAGTCGCGATGGCGTACAAGGACGACGATGGCGACGAGGCCATCTGCCACCTCTACGTCCAGCCCGACTCGATTGCCAAGTACGAGTACGACACCATCAGGATCGAGGCACCCGAGGCGCGCTTCATCCTTCGCCGGCAGTACGGGACGCCTCGCAACTACTACGACTTCGTCTGATCCAGATCAGCCAAACGTGTTGAGCCAGCGCCTCCGGGCGCTGGCTTTTTCTTTGCCCCGACTTGCAAAAGGTGTCACGCTATGCGACACCTTTGCACATCGCACGACTTCCCCTCGCACAACGAAAGGACACCTGATGACTACGCTCAACATCCAGCGCACCATCAAGAACCCCGACGACCTCGCCTCCCTCGTGATCGACATCTACCTCGACGGCATCTCCATGGTGGCCGAGGAGAGCGGCGCGCACGACGTCAAGAAGATCATCGACCGCATGTCCTCGGACGAGAAGATCGTCAAGGCGCTCAGCGGCATCATCCATACGCTGGCCGGCGACGACTTGCAGACTTCCTTCTCCCTGCTCAACGCCGTGGCCAAGGAGATCGCCTCGATCGAGAGCGGCAGCGTCGTCGAGCACCACGAAATCCAGACGGTGCAGCTCGACGAGAGCAACATCGTCGACTTCGCCCAGGCGATCGCGACCGCCGTCCGGGATGGCAAGGACAACATCGACTTCACCGACGGCAGCGGCAACCGCACCGACATGCCCGTGAACGTCGCACAGGAAGCCTTGGCCAAGGCGAACGAGGCGAGGGAAAGCGTGGGGCTTGCGCCCGTCGACGCCGCGCTCCCGCAGGCGACGCTCCACTAACCACCCACGACGCGCATCGCAAAAGGAGTCTTTGGGCCGGGACAGCTCGGCCCATGGCCTCGCTTTGTCTCATCGCAATCGCAACGAAAGGACCACCATGCCTAACTTCAACATCACCGCCGACCTCATCAAGGCCCTCGTCAACAAGGGCGACAAGCGTCGTGCGGACCTGCGCAGGATGGCGATGCCCATCCTCCAGTCGGTGCCGGAAGCCAAGCTCATCGAGGCGGCGCAGACCAACGACCGCGTCAAGTCCGGCGAGCTGAACCCGCGCATGTCCTACTCCGGCATCCGCGACCAGATGACGGCGCTCGCCCTCGTCTCCCTCGTGACGGGCGCACAGACTGCCGAGCAGACCATCGCCGCCATCGGTCTCAACATGAACCCGACCGAGTTCGGTGCTCTGCACAGCACGGATGCGGGCCAGATCGGCGCGTACATTGCCGCCTTCATGGATCGCATCCAGAAGAACGACGCCCCTGGGGCCGAGGCGATTATCCCTGCCCTCATTGGGCAGGGGGTGAACGTCGACGAAAGCCACTGCGACTGGCGCAAGGTGCTGCGGGACTACCACGACGGCACCGATGACGACATCGAGGAGACGGCCTCGGCCGAGGGACAGAGCAAGGCTGCGCCTCGCCTCGCCCTGCCTGCCGTCGACCCCTCGAAGGTGGCGATCGTCAACACGGTGCTCGGCTCGCTCGGCATCCCTGCCTATGACGAGATCAGGGCTGGCGTCGAGAAGGTCTATGCGGAGATTGATGCCAAGGCGGCGCAGCCGTCCGGCATGACTGTCAAGTACGAGTTCGCCGGGCAGCCCAACCTCGCTGGCAACTCGAAGGGCATGCCTGCCGGCCAGCTCAAGACGGTCAAGGCGCATGCCGCCTTCGGCATCACCGCCGGCAAGGACCAGTTCGACTTCGACCTGCCCACCTTCGACTGGGCCAGCCCGCACCCCTACGTGCCGGAGGTCGACAACGACTACCAGTTCCAGCCGGTCCCGCTGCTCCGTGCCCTCTGGGCGCTGGCCACCAACCAGAAGGCGTGGATACACGGCCACACTGGCACGGGTAAGTCGACGCTGATCGAGCAGATCGCGGCCCGCCTCCAGTGGCCGATGATCCGCATCAACTTCGACAGCGAGATCACTCGCATGGACCTGATCGGCCGGGATGTTCTGACCCAGTCGAACGGCAGCGTGACGACCACCTTCGAGGACGGCACCCTGCCGAAGGCCATGCAGATGCCGTGCATCCTGCTGTGCGACGAGATGGATTTCATCCGGCCGGACGTGGCCTACGTGATGCAGCGCGCCCTTGAGAACAAGGGCCTGCTCATCACCGAGGATGGCGGTCGCCTCATCACGCCGGACCCGATGTTCCGCATCATCGCCACGGCCAACACGAAGGGATCGGGTGACGACACGGGCCGCTACATGGGCGCTCGTCCGCAGTCGGGAGCTTTCCTCGATCGTTTCACCTGCTGGATCGAGGTCGACTACATGACGCCGGCCAGTGTGATGAAGCTGATCGCAGCCAAGACCACGGGCATCCCGGACAAGGTCGTGAAGATGCTCGGCGCATATGCCAAGGAGCACTGGATCGGCTTCCGCAACGGCGACATTCTCCAGCCGCTCTCGCCCCGTGGCCTGATCTCTGCGGCCGGTGCCTACACCTTCTTCTCGGGACTGATGCCCGAGGCGGAGGCCATCAAGCAGGCGATCCGCACCACGATCTCGGAGCGTTGCACGGAGACCGACGCGCAGACGATCGACGGTCTGGTCCAGCGGGTAACGAGCTGATGGAAGCGGGCGACGCCTTCTCGCTGGCGATCGCGGCGATGACCATGGTCGTCGCCGCCTATGCTGCCTGGCTGTGGGGTTGCCTGCTGAACATCGCCGCCACCCGCAAGGACACGAGGCTCGCCCGCAGGGCGGGCCTCATCATGCTGGCCATGGCGGTCGCCTTTGCAGGCAACGCCACCATCACCATACAGATATGGAGCAAACTCTATGACTGAACGTCCCGTGATTTCGGCCCTCGCATTCGAGGCCGAGATGCAGAACGTCACCCGAACGCTGGCGCGTGACGGTGGCCTCAAGGTCGTCATCGGCGGCGACCAAGCCTTCACCAAGGACGGCGTCGTCGTGCTGCCGGGCGTCGACCGGAGCAAGGAGATCGACCTGTTCGATGCTCGGGTTGCCCGTGGTTACGTCGACCATGAGGCGGCGCACAACCGTGAGACCGACTTCGACGGCGGCTGGCTGGAGAAGGCCGAGAACCACTCGAAGTTTGCGGCAGCCATGCTGCAAGGCGTCGAGGACGTGCGCATCGACAAGCTCCAGACTGACCGCTACCACGGCAGCCGCACCAACATCGAGGCGACGACGCAGGCGACGATCGACCTGTTCCTTGAGCGTGTTGCCGACGGCCAGATCAAGGCGGACACCGACAAGGAGAAGCAGGGCCTCCTGCCCTTCGCAACGGCGGTCGCCGGTCGTCAGCTCATGAACCTCGGCCTCACCAAGACGGACGAAGTCGAGAAGCTGTGCGGCCCCGGCGTCTGGAATATGGCGATGGCTCTGGCCCGCAAGGCGATGGACGCCCGCTCGACTGCCGACGCCTACCAGTTGGCCATGTGGGCGGTGAACAACCCGCCCGACCCCAAGGACAAGAACCCTCCGCCTCCTCCCATGAGCGGCGATGGTCCGGGCAATGGCGCAGGTCAGGGTGGTGCCGGCCAAGGCGGCGCTGGTCAGGGCAAGGGCGGCAAGAGCAAGGGCGGTGCCGGCAAGGACGATGGCCAGGGTGCGAGCGCCGGTGGCGCAGGCGCTGGCCACTACGACAACGACACGCCCGAGCCGACGATCGTCGACTTCAAGGATGCCGTGAACGACAAGTTCGGCCAGCAGGTCGGCAACACGCAGCAGGGTGTCGTCGAGTACAGGTCCGACTGGTCCCTCGACAACTTCATCAGCCAGAAGGTGAAGCGGTTCGGCGATGGGTCGGGCCGGAATGGCGACCGATACCTGCTTGCGACCGACGCCAACAGCCATGCCGCGTACCGGCAGGCCAAGATGGAGATCGGCGCGCAGATCGGTGCGATCAAGATGGCGTTCGAACGCTACCTGATGTCCATGATTTCCCGTGGGTGGGAGGGCGGAATGCCCGAGGGCAACCTCGATCCTCGCCGCCTGTCGGCGGCGGTCGCTGGCTCGACCACGGTGTTCCGGCAGCGGGACGAGCGTGTCGAGATCGACACGGCGGTCTCGATCCTCGTCGACATGAGCGGCTCGATGAGTCGCGTCGCCCCGTTCGCAGCCAAGGTGGTGATCGCGTTGAGCGAGGCGCTCAACAAGGTCAACATTCCGTTCGAGATCACGGCGCATGCGACGTCGGGCGGTGGGTTCATGCCTCAAATGACGAAGTCGGAATGGAACCGACTGCCGAAGGACCACATCGCTCGCCGTGTCGGCATCCCCGAGTTCCATTCGAACGGCTCGCCGACCGGGCACTTCAAGCCGCTCTACCTGACCCGGTGGGTGCGGCAGGACTTCTATGTGCTCAAGGCGTTCAACGAGACGCTGTTCTCCAGTGAAGGGCCGATCGTCGGGCTGGCCAGCATGGCGCATGGCGGCACGGTCGAGGCGGACGGGGTGCTCAAGACGTATGAGCGGCTGCGGCGCAGGCCGGAGCGTCGGAAGGTGCTCATGTCCATCTGCGATGGCGGGCCGGGCGGAGGCGGGCCGGGCGACGAGGGCCAGCATCTGCGCAACGTCGTCGAGATGCTGTCGAAGGACAAGAGCCTGCACCTGATGGCCATCGGGATCGGGACGGACGCGCCGAAGGCGTACTACCGCAACGCCACGGTCATCAACGACATCAAGGAAATGCCGAGGACGATCTTCGGCAAGATGAAAGAGGCGCTCGTCGTCAGGAAGGCGGCGTGATGGCGGGCAAGCGCAAGCCCGTCGTCATCTGGAGGGAGTGGGGCCTGAAAGGCCCGCTCCGTGAGCAGGTCGCGACTGCCAAGGCGGCGAGGGAGGGCAGGCTCACTCGTCGGGATGGCGAGAAGGTTCGAGCAATCACAACGCACACGAAAAGGAGACTGTGAATGGATGTGCAATTGAAAACGGTCGGCGGCAACCGCAGCGCCGACCAGATCATCAGGGTGAAGACGCCGGTCAAGCATCTGTCGATCGCCGTCGAGAGCGCGAAGGCGTCGCTCATCAAGGATGCGGGCATGGTCGGGTCCGTGGTGGCTCTCTACGCCGTGCTCTCGATGGTGGGTGCGCCGGTCGGATTTGTGTGGGGCGTCGTGGTGACGCTGTTCGCAATTCTGGTTCCGATCATCCTGTTCAAGTCGAGCGGGCGGTGGCGAAGCATGGAGCCGGACGAGGCGATCGAGTTCATCGCCATGGAAATCGAGGATGCGGTCAGCCAGTCGAAGGAACGGAGGGATTTGATATGAGCAGCGAGAGAAGCACGAAGTCGATCGCCGGCGACGCACTGTCGTCGTTGGGCCTGGGCGAGGAGAAGAAGCCCGTCGAGCGCCAGCGTGGGTACGGCAGCGGGTATGGACAAGGCTCGTTCATGCGGCAGTCGGACGAGGACTGGCTGCGTGGCGGGCGGAGCGGCGGCTCCTATGCCAGGGCCAAGGCGGGTGAGGATGACGAGGATATTCCGCTGTTTCTGCGAAGGGGCGCGGAAGGAAGCCGGTCTGTGTCGAGCAGCCCGGCTTCCCCTCGCAAGCACACGAGCGAAAGGACAGCGTCGTATGCGCCTCACTCGTACATCAAGAGCGAGGAGAAGTTCAAGGTCGGCGACACGATGAAGCTGGCCGAGGCTGCGCTGTTCTCGGAGGAAGCGGCGAAGTTCATAGCCAACCGGGTGCATGAGGCGATGGCCGATGCGCTGGAGCGGTACGGCCTGATCTGGAGCGGCGCGGCGAGCGCGGCGCTCAAGGCGGCGGTCAGGGAGCAGTTCGAAAACTGCACCTACAAGAAGCCGATCGACGGCGGCAGCCAGTACGTGGCGGTCAGGGTGGGCAAGTCGGAGATCGACCATGGGTGACGCCATCCCGCCCGAGGAGCTTCGCGTCGAGACGTGGCCCATTGAGGGCATCGACCAGAGGGGCGGGCAGCATGTTGGCGGTCATCGAGGGGTGCGGGTGACGCACCTTCCGACCGGCATCATGGCCTACGTCAACGTGGGGCGATCGCAGCATCATGCGAGGCGCATTGCCGTCGACATGATCGAGGCGGCGCTGACCCACCCAGACTTCTGATCCCTGGCCCAGGGTTACAGGGCACTTTCGTGTGCGAGCAGTCCCGTCGTCGGCGCAAGCCGGCGGCGGGGCGAGACGATACGGAGAACGAGATGGCACAGAGAGAGTTCGAATATGTGTCACGGCGGGTCGGGTCGAGCATGAGGCTCGTGTCGACCATCGAGTGCAGCAGGTGTCCGGCCGTCAGTGACTACGTTCACGTCGGGTCGAAGAAGCCGAGCGTGGCAGTCGAACAGTATTTCAGGAACCACGGCTGGTCGGTGGGGCGCGTCGCCAAGAAGGACGTATGCCCGGCCTGCCAGATGCAGACGAGAAAGGAGAAGCCAGTGGCCAAGGCGGCAAAGCCGGCAGAGCCGGAGATCGTGGTGACGCCAGCACCGAGGCAGATGGACCGGGACGATCGACGGTTGATCTTCGCGAAGATCGACGAGGTCTACGAGAAGGATGGGTATGTGGTGCCATGGACCGACGCTGCGGTGGCCAAGCACCTTGGGGTGCCGAGGGCGTGGGTCAGCCAGGTTCGGGACGAGATGTTCGGGCCG